TTTTTATGAGGATTCAGATAATGGTTCAAATTATGTTAGAGTAATTGGACCTGCTTCTACAGCAACTGTAACTCTTACTTTACCTGCTGCTACAGATACGGTTATTGGTAAAGCAACTACTGATACTTTAACAAATAAATCAATTGATTTAGGTACTAATACTGTAACAGGTTCAGTTGCAGAATTTAATGCTGCTTTACAAAGTGAAAGTTTTACGACATTAACAGGTAGTGAAACACTTACAAATAAAATTTTAACAAGTCCTGTTATAAACACACCAACTGTAGGAACATCATTAACTTTACTTACGGCTGGAACAATTATTTTTGAAGGTGCTACAGCAGATAGTTTTGAAACAACATTAACTGTTACTGATCCAACTGTTGATAGAATACTTACTTTACCAAACGCTACTGACACATTAATAGGTAAAGCGACTACTGATACATTAACTAATAAAACTTTAACAAGTCCAGTCTTAAACACTAGTGTTTCTGGAACAGCATTTTTAGATGAAGATAATATGGCGTCTAATTCTGCTACAAAATTAGCAAGTCAGAAATCAATTAAAGCATATGTTGATACAGTAATGTTGACAGAAGATACACTTGCTGAAATGAATGATACTAATATTACATCTCCAGCAGATGCTTCTTTATTATTATATGATACAGGAACAAGCACTTGGAGAGATGGTGCTATGTCAGGTGATGCTACTATTGGTGATACAGGTGCAATAACATTTACAACTGTTAATTCTAATGTAGGTCAATTTGGTAGTGCAACGGCAATACCTGTTGTTACAGTTAATGCAAAAGGATTGGTTACAGCTGTAGCTACATCCTCAATTACCACATCACTTACAATTGGTGCTGATACAGGTTCAAATGACGCTGTTGCTTTAGCAAATGATGTATTAGATATTTCAGGTGGTAGTAATATCACAACAACAGTTTCTAATAATGATATTAGCGTAGCATTGGATCCAAGTCCAGTAATTACAACAATTGTGTTTGAAGGTGCTACTGCTGATTCATTTGAAACAACTCTTACAGTAGTTGATCCAACAGCAGATAGAACAATTACTTTACCAAATGAATCATTTAAAATTGCTTCATTCGAGAATATGGTAGTTGCTAATGGTGATAATTCTACTGTAAACTTTACTGTTGCTACTGGTTACCATCTTAACCAATTTTTGGTTACCCTCAATGGTGTAATTCAAGAACCAACAGCAGATTTTACATATTCTGGTTCAACTTTGACAATGGGGGCAGCGCCTATCACAGGTGATAGATTGACAATTAGATACTAATTTATATAAATAGTCCCATAAAGGATATAATATGGCTCAACAAAACCCAATTACTACAAGAGAAACATTAAAGCAATATTGTTTGCGAGCATTAGGTAAGCCTGTAATTGATATTAATGTAGAAGATGACCAAGTAGAAGATAGAATAGACGAAGGTTTACAGTATTTTGCTCAATACCATTATGATGGTGTTGAACGAATGTATTTAAAACATCAGGTTACAGCGGCTGATATTACAAGAGCTCGTTCAGATGAAACGCTATCAACAGTTACAGATACGGCAGATAGTACGGTTACGGCTATTTGGAAAGAAGGTAAAAATTATATACCTGTACCGTCAACTGTAATGTCCGTTGTTCAGGTTTTTCCTTTTACAGATAAAGCGGCTTTAAATCTTTTTGATGTTAGATATCAGTTGCGATTAAATGATTTGTATGATTTTTCATCTACAAGTATTATTCATTATGATATGACATTAAGACATTTAGATTTATTAGACCATATTCTTGTGGGTGAAAGGGCAATACGGTTTAATCAACATAATAATAGATTGTATCTTGATATGGATTGGGCAAATGATGTGGCGGCAGGTGATTATCTAGTTGTGGAATGTTTCCGTAAATTAGACCCAGCAACATATACGGATGCTTTTGATGATATTTTTTTAAAGAAATATTGTATACAGTTAATTAAAAGGCAATGGGGTCAAAATCTTATTAAGTTTCAAGGTGTCGCTATGTTAGGTGGTGTTCAATTAAATGGTGAACAATTATATACTCAAGCACAAGAAGAAGTAACTAAACTAGAAGAACAAATACAATTATCCTACGAATTGCCTCCACAACACATGATAGGATAATATCATGCGAAATACTTATTTTTCCCACGGCAGTCAAAGAGAAAAGTTCCTCTATGAAGATTTAATCATAGAGCAACTTAAAGTATTTGGCCACGATACTTATTATTTACCTCGTACAGAAATTGCTAAAGATTCCATTTTAGGTAATACAACTGATAGTTATGATGATGCTTATGGTATTGAAATGTATGTTGAAGATGTAAATGGTTTTGCTGGCCAAGGTGATTTAATTGGTAAATTTGGATTGGAGATGAGAGATGAGTTGACTTTTGTTGTATCCAGGCGAGTTTTTGAATTGCTTGTAGAAAATGAAAGTAATCTTTTAACGATAGGTCGACCAAGAGAGAATGATATTATTTACATGCCTCTCTTTAAAAAGTTTTTCCAAATAGATTTTGTTGAAGATGAAGACCCAATGTATCAAATCGCTGATTTGCCTGTATTTAAATTAAAATGTTCAATGTGGGATTATTCATCAGAAGCGGTAGATACAGGTATTACAGAAATTGATGATAAACTTACAAAAGAAACACTAGATAGACTTCAAAATCAATTTTCATTAGAATCAGGAACAACAGTTTCTGGATCTTTATTAGCGGAACAAGTAGATGGTAACATTGAGGCATTCCTTTCAGAAGATAGATCCTTTATGGTAGATGAAACAGATGGTGATAATTTATTATTGGAAGATGACCCTAATTATATTGACTATATAATACAAGAGGTTGCTTTAGCGACTGGAGTAGAAGATATTGCAGGTGCGGATAATTTGGCATTTGATACAGCTGCAGGCATAGATGATTTTGATTCAGACAATGATATATTTGATTTTTCTGAAAATAATCCATTTGGTGACCCTAGAAACAATTAAAGGAGATAATTTATAATGTTTAAGGACGCACAATACCATGAATTAATACGAAAGACGGTAGTTGCATTTGGTACATTGTTTAACGATATGTTTGTTTATCGAAAAAACAGTACAGGTAAAACAATACAAAAAATGAAAGTACCTTTAGCGTATGGACCAAAACAAAAATTTTTAACAAGACTAGACCAGGATTCTGCTCGTACTGCTGCTGATCCAAAATCAACCGCAATGACTTTACCTCGTATAGGTTTTGAAATGTCAACATTAGCTTATGACCCAGCAAGAAAACTTAATCGTATTCAAAAATTTAAAAAAGTAAAAGGTGCTGATAGCAAGTCATTACAACAAACATATATGCCAGTACCTTATAATGTAGGTTTTACTTTATTTGCTATGGCGAAAAATAGTGAAGACGCTTTACAGATTGTTGAGCAAATACTACCTATGTTTCAACCGGATTATACAGTAGCATTAAATGTAATGCCTTCTTTGGATGTTGTAAGAGATGTTCCTATTGTTTTATCAGATGTGAGTTATGAGGATAGTTATGATGGTGCATTTACAGAAAGACGAGTGATATTGTATACACTTAACTTTGTTGCTAAAATGTATCTATATGGTCCTGTAACAAGTCAAGGTATAATTAAACAAGTTCAAGTTGACCAATATACAGATACTAATGTTGCAACGGCAAAAAGAGAGCAAAGATATGTTGTTACACCTACACCAACTACAGCGGATGCTGATGACAATTTTGGATTTAATGAAGTTACTTCGTTTTTTCAGGATGCTGATGATTGGGATCCAACAACTGGTACTGATAAAGAAGCTTAAATATGAAAGTGTATTATGAAAAAAGTGGAAGACAAGTTGAATGAGATATTAGATATCGCTGAAACTAAAGTACAAGAAGAAAAATTACAACCTATTATTCCTCGTCCCAAAGAGAAGGACGATATAGATAGCGACTACAAATACAGTAGAGAAAATTTATATAGTCTTGTAGAACGAGGACAGGATGCTATTGATGGTATCCTCACCCTTGCAAAAGAAACAGAACATCCACGCACATACGAAGTAGCAGGACAACTTATTAAAAATGTTGGTGAGGTTACTGAAAAACTTTTACAGTTACAAGAGAAAATGAAAAAACTCAATGATGAGGTGGTAAAAACACCTAGTAAGGTTACAAATGCTTTGTTTGTGGGTTCAACAGCAGAATTACAAAAAATGTTAAAGAAGGATAAGAAGTGATTGAAACAAAAGCGTATTTAGGTAATCCAAACCTTAAAGCAGCAAATCAAAAAGTTAGATTTACCAAAAAACAAGTTCAAGAGTTTTTAAAGTGTCAGGAAAATCCTGTTTATTTTATTTCAACTTATTTAAAGATTGTTTCACTTGACCATGGTTTAGTTCCTTTCGATATGTATGTCTTTCAAAAAGAAATGGTTGATACATTCCATAATAATCGTTTTTCAATTGGTAAATTACCTAGACAATCCGGTAAATCAACAATAATTGTTGCTTACATTTTGCATTATACCATATTCAATCCTAATATTAATGTAGCAATACTTGCTAATAAAGCGGCAGTTGCTAGAGATATGTTAGGTCGTTTGCAACTTGCATATGAAAATTTACCTAAATGGTTGCAACAAGGTATAATTAATTGGAATAAAGGTAGTTTAGAATTAGAAAATGGCAGTAAAATAATGGCAGCTGCAACATCTTCTAGTGCTGTTCGAGGTGGTTCTTATAATATAATATTTTTAGATGAGTTTGCTTATGTGCCTAACAACATTGCTGAACAATTTTTTAGTTCAGTTTATCCTACAATTACATCTGGTAAAACTTCAAAAGTAATTATCGTTTCTACTCCACATGGTATGAATATGTTTTATAAATTATGGAATGATGCTATACATAAAAGAAATAGTTATAAAACTATTGAAGTGCATTGGTCAGAAATTCCTGGTCGTAATGAAAAATGGAAAGATGAAACTATTAAAAATACAAGTGAGAGCCAATTTCGTACGGAGTTTGAATGTGAATTTTTAGGTAGTGTTGATACATTGATTAGTGCGACTAAATTACGGACATTAAGTCATATACCACCAATAAAATCAAATGCTGGTTTGGATGTTTATGAAGACCCAATAAAAGAGAAAAGATATGTGGTTACAGTTGATGTTGCAAGAGGCACGGTTAATGATTATTCTGCTTTTGTGGTTATAGACGCTACAAGTATACCTTATAGAGTTGTTGCTAAGTATCGTAATAATGAAATTAAACCTTTAGTTTTTCCTCAAGTAGTTCATAAAGTTGCAACTGCATATAATATAGCAGAAGTTCTTATAGAGGTAAATGATATTGGTGGACAGGTAGCAGATACAATGCAATTTGATTTAGAATATGATAATTTGATTATGGTTAATCAGCGAGGACGCTCTGGACAAGTTGCAGGTACAGGATTTAGTGGCAAACAATCACAAATGGGAGTAAGAACAACAAAAGCGGTAAAGAAAATAGGTTGCGCTAATTTGCGAGCTATGGTAGAACACGACAAACTTATTATACAAGACTTTGATATTATTAGTGAATTGTCAACTTATATATTGAAAGGTAAAGATAAATTTGAAGCAGATGAAGGTGCTACAGATGATTTAGTTGCGTGTTTGGTAATATTTGCTTGGTTATCAAACCAAACATATTTTAAGGAATTAACAGACCAAGATATACGAGCAAGATTAGTTGATGAACAACAGGACGCAATGGACCAAGATATGGCACCTTTTGGTTTTGTGGATGATGGTATTACACCACCCGAAGAAGAAAGTTTTAAAGATCCGTATGGAACAACCTGGACACCAGTAAAATACAAACACGGACTCTAAAATGTGGGTATTATAAATATTGTTGTTAATAAATAACAAATTTAACAATTAAGGAGAACAAGATGGCTTTTTTAGTATCACCAGGCGTTCTCGTTACGGAAAAGGATCTTACTAATGTAATTCCTGCAGTTAGCACCTCTATTGGTGCGATTGGGGTTGCTAGTGAGAGAGGGCCGATGGACGAAATCGTAACGGTTTCAAGTGAAAATGAGTATGTAAGAGTATTTGGGAAACCAACTGCTGCCACATATGAATACTTTTTTAGTGCAACCAACTTTTTGCAGTACGGAAATGCTTTAAGGGTAGTTCGAGCAACTACAGGCTGCTTAAATGCAGGTGTTAGTGCTGGAGTATTAATTAAAAATACAACACACTACCTTGATAATTACTCCACAGGTGATGGATCTGTTGGCAGCTGGGCTGCTAGAGAACCAGGAACTTGGGGAAATAACTTAAAAGTGTCTATGTGTACCAATTCGACTGCTTATGGACCAAGTCAAATGGGTGGTAACCTTGTCAATGACGCTTCGGCGGCTATTGGCGATACAACTATCACCGTAGATGATGGCTCTATAATCAATGTTGGAGATATTTTAGAGTTTGGAAGTGCTGCTGATTATACAGCTGCACCTTCTGGACATTATTACAAAGTATCTTCCATTGCTACCCATGTCCTAACAATTGCAAGATTCGATCCTGCTTCTGGTAAAACACTAACAGGTGGATTACGACACGCTGTCGTGGATGATGCAAAAGTTAAAAGATATTGGGAATACTACTTCAATTTTTCACAAGCACCTACAACTACAGATGATGTGTTGGCGGCTGGCGGTTCACTTGATGAATTGCATATTGTGGTGGTTGATGAAGATGGCGGTATCACAGGTACAGCAGGCACTATATTAGAAAGACACGAAGGTTTATCGCAAGCTTCAGACGCTAAAACGGCTCAAGGTGCGAGTAACTATTATGTTGATGTGCTTTATAGAAATTCAGAACATATTTACTGGATGGATCATGAAGGAACATTAGCAAATGCTGGTAACACAAAAACTGGACGAACATTTGATAATCAAGGCGCAAATGATTTTAGCGTATATTCTGCTTCACTTACACTTGGAACAGATGATGTTGAACCAACTTTGGGAGAAATGGCGTTAGCATATGATAAATTTGCTGATGCTGAAACAGTTGATGTAAACTTTATTATTGGCGGACCATCACAAGGTGGGGGATTAACTGCTGCTGATGCAACAGGTGACACCCACGCTACTAAAGTGATTGATATTGCTGAAGGAAGAAAAGATTGTGTAGCATTCATTTCACCTGCGAGAGCAGATGTTGTAAATGTTTCTGATCCAATTTCTGCTACAGTTAATGTTAAAGCTTTCGCTGACGGACTTGCTTCAAGTTCATATGCAGTAATAGATAGTGGATACAAATATCAGTATGACAAATACAATGATGTATACCGCCATGTTCCACTTTGTGGAGATATTGCTGGACTATGTGCTAGAACAGATGTAGTTTCAGACCCATGGTATTCACCTGCTGGTTACAGTAGAGGACAAATCCGTGGTGCTGTAAAACTTGCATTTAATCCTAACCAAACACAAAGAGATGATTTGTATAAAGCAAGGGTAAATCCTGTTGTTACATTTCCTGGACAAGGAACTTTGTTGTATGGCGATAAAACAGCACAAGCAAAACCAAGTGCATTTGATAGAATCAATGTAAGGAGACTTTTCATTGTTCTTGAAAAAGCGATTGCTACTGCTGCTAAATTCCAACT